TGTGCAGCAATCATGGGATCTTTATCAACATAAAATATATTCATTTTCTTAACCAATAAAACTCTTCAAAAATTGAAACCTCTTCATCAACATGTGCCGGTATTTCTCCATCACTATATTTCCATATTCTACCATCACTTAAAATCAACTGCGGCCGGTCAGGATACGAAGGTAGTGCTTGCGTTCCAGATTTACGCCAAGGAACCGAACTAATTCCAGAACCAACTTTCTTTTTATTGATGAGATAATCTCTATCAGGATGATATTTGTGAATAAATTCTTTTGCGGGCCATTTATAAGATGTCCAAGTATACTTGTGTTTCTTATCATGATTTGACAATGACCAACGTTGAAAGTCCTCTGTATCAAAAAATGCTAAATTAGCTTTGTATTCTGTCGCACCAGAAAATTGTATTGCCATACGATATTTGACATGTTGCCACTTTAAAGAAAAATTAATCCACCAGTATAAATCGAATATGGTCTTAATTTCAAATGGTGCGCGAGTAACATGTTCATCTATGTATTTCCAAAGCTCCGGCCGTATTTTTAAATCTGCTGGCCAAACTGCTCTCTTACCATGACTTGAAAAAACTGGAGCATATACTTTCTCCAAGTCCCATTTTTTCATAATCTGCCAAGAATCATAAAAGGAATTATCATCGTCTACTACACTGTCACTACCAAAAATCTGATCACCACAATCGCCAGATACTTTAAGACAATCTGTTCTGTTATAGTAATCAGTGTCGTACAACATATCCACTGGTACAGGTTTCCATTGCTTGGAAACTACTTTGTTGTATAGGCTTGGAAATTCCTGTATTGAATCTGTAGTATATCTTACATGCAATTCATTGTCAATAGGTTTTGTTTCTAATAAAGCTAGAAGTGCAACAGAAGAATCTATTCCACCACTCCATCCAATATGAACAGGAAGATTGTTTTTCTTACGAGCTAGATTCCAAATACCCTCTGCTGTTTCTAATGCACAAGTTTCAAATGACTTTTCTGTATTAACATCAGAAGGAATTGGACTATAATCAAACCAAGAGGTATTAGTCTGCCCTGTTCTATCTACCAGAGTAGTGGTAGCTCCAACAAATTTACCAACATATTTGATAACTGGGTTATTAAAGCGAACACCGTGTGTTCGATGATCTCGACACCAAATAATTTTTATTCTTTTCGTATTTGCAAATCTAGAAAGAAGGTGATAATCAAACATTACCATTTATTTTTTATTCCATCTATAAAAAATATGTTTATCAATTTCAGTTGTTCTTTTTAACCTCTTTCTCCAAGAGGGTCTAACATAATTAGCGTGGTAGTTTGTTGCACCATCTGTGATGTCAACCCACTGTCTATCATTATCTAACAATTTACGAACAAAGTCAAGTTTTTCTTGATATATTTTTTTGTCTGATGGATTATCAGATTTTTTATCACAATACCAGCTAAATTGACAAACACCACCTCTTTTTTGATAGATTACTTTACACATAGTGTTTGGAAACCTATCATCATTAACACGATTTATAACAACAGAAGACACAGCAAGCATTCCTGCTGTGCCTTGATTTCCAACCTCAAAGTACAAGTTTTTAGCAAGACACTCTATCTGTTTTTCTTTGTCTTTTGTGTACCAAGAAGCACCTAGTATACCACCAAGAGCCAGTAGACTTCCAGCTACCCAAACACCAACACCCATTATGATCTCGCGCGCTCACCTGGATAATCATCATCCGGTTGCATGTAATCTTCAGTCCAACCAAATGCTTCTCTGACTACATTAGCAGACAAACCCTTATACTTTCTGTGTAGAGCCTTGTCCTTTGCAGCAACCACAAGTTCTGCTTCATTTTGATGCAACCCTTCCAACATTTGAATAAACATGTTTTCTCTACGGTTACCTGTCAATTGAGGATTGCCACCCTTAATATAATGAAACAAAGTTCTTGCCTCATGTACAAGCATGTTATGCTCTGTTCCTTCTGGAGCATCATTTGGTGTGTATGGAACATCACCTTCTGGCAAATCCCATTCAATGTTGGGATCAAAAGACGACTTGAGAACCATTCTCAATGCGTCTGTATTGTGTTGTCTCAACAACTCAACCTTCTTATCTTTACTCTTCGCTTTCGCAACTTTGTCCAAAACCTCAGACATTAATGGTGTATATGGCATATTAAAAATCTCCTATGTTGTCCATCAAATCTTTTAACTTATTATCTATAAAATAATTTAGTAGTTTACTACGGTCACCTTCTGGTGCTTTTTGATATGACTCTATACATTCCAAAAACAACTCTTTAGGTGATTCTTTCAAATCAATCAGCTTCTGATTCCTCTGATAATTACGATACCAAGATGCTGCATAAAGCAATTCACCTTCATTCAGATCCTCTAAGATATCAGCAATCTTTTTCTTACTCAATGGACGCTGACGCAACCCATCAACAAACGTATTGTCCGGCGATAACACATTTGGAACACCATCACTTACATCACCCTTAAGAATATGTTCACAGAGATATTCATTAGGGTCAACACCATCCACAAACTTTTTCGTGATTGGGCTGTATTGTGTGACGTTACTATATTTCTGCAACTGAACAAAGTCTTTGTCGCCGGACAGAATCAATGTCTTACCATTATCAAATTCAAGTTCAAGACACAATGCAGCAATAATATCATCAGCCTCTGCACCGTATACCTCAAGAACCTTGTACGGAAAAAATTCTATGAGTTCATCTTTGACAGTGTTCAGACATTCAAAGATGTCACTCCAATTGTGACCAGAAGTTTCTCTGGTTTTCTTTCTACTGGCTTTGTACTCTGGAAAGAAATCACGTCTCCAATAGTGTCTGGAATCATAACAGATAACCAGCTCACCATACTCTTCATTAAACTTATGACGATACATACGAAGAGAATTAAGTATCATGTGACGCACCAAAGGCACATCAACACTATCACGTTTTGTGATGTTCAAGTGCATCATGACACTTGCAACACCAATTTGGTTCATATCAACTAAAATCATTTATGGTATCTCTTTTCAACACACGTCATCATATATGCGTCATTTGCTTCTGGTTCTGCAAGTTTTGCAAACTTTTCTAACTTCTCAAAGTTTCTATCAATATAATCAGAACAATCTTCATAGTTATTAAAAACCAGAGGCCGACCGTCTTGTTGGGTTATCTTTACAAAATCAGGGTACTGATGTTGGGGGTAAGACATTATAACTATAATTATTAATTCTTTCATACTTTCATATGAGCATTGAAGCTCATACTTCTTCTCTCACCTTCACTGTAAAAAGGATACACAAAATGTTTCAAATAAGAGGGAAACAATAACATAGTGCCCACCTCTGGTTTGAACTTGATATTGTCACTTCTCATGTCTTGATTTTCACCATACATGAATTCAATCAATCCGTTTGAAGGATAGTGATCTTGATACTCTTTCCTTAACTCTTCTTCCATACCATCAGGAATTTTTAGATACACCACAGCAGAAATATCACCGCCATGATGATGATAAGGATTATACTCTCCAGCATATTGACTAACAATCCAACTATGAACTAAATGAATGTTATCTACGGTAGGTTTTGTGTCACGTCCAGCCATCTTATACCAAAGATATGCTCGGTTCTTACTAATAATATAATTCAAGTATTCAAGACATTTCTCACGCATAATCTTAAAAAGAAATTCTTTTTCATCCTTATCAGAGATGGGTATCTGAACTTCACTGGTTACTTTACCAACAAGCTTGTGTGACCAATCCCACTTGGCAATGTACATGGAATCACTTAACACACTGTCACCAACTCTATTAATGATGTCAACAAATCTGTCGGATACTTGTGTCTCTAATATTGTTGGACTAAACACCTCATGGAACTTACTCTGTTTCTTTTTCATCTTCATCTTCATTCCGAAATCTTTTCAATGTATCACCTAATCTTCCTATATCTAAAATAAAGTGACGAGACTTTTGTTTTTCTTCAGGCTCTACTTCTTTAGTAAATTCTCGTATCAATTCAGACATTGGATGTTCTAAATCCATCTCTCTATATAGAGTGCTGCGAACAGATTCAATAATCCAACCCATATCTCTCAAAAAGTTTTCAGTATTAGTTTCAAATCCATTCTCATCTATAGTGTTAATCATCTGAATCAACAACCCTTCAGTCAGAGTATCACAGAACATTGCGTTCTCTTGGTCTTCAATGATTTTCTCATCTTGAAGAATAACTTCTCTCTTGGGCCTTGCCTTCCACGGCCCAGCAATCACGTTATTTTTCTGAATCGGTTCTTCGCACATGGTCACTTAACCACTCCTATCCAAATCAAACATTTCCTTTGTGTAAACACAATTGATATCTGGATACCAGACACCCACACTTCGTTTTGGCATACCCTTATATGGTCCTTCATGATAATATGCCATGGCTGCACAAATAAATTCCATTTTGTATTGTTGCCTTTCGCCATAAAACAAATCGTTCCACACTCCATCCTTTAGATATGCTTGCATATTTTTTACATATCCTTCATGGCTAATTCTACGGGAAGTTGCACCTTTAACATTGTTTCTTTCGTTTCTCTTTTCAGAAGAGATGAAATCTTTTTGTACCCTAATCCATTCCTTGATTTTATCAGGATGAAGTTCATAATCCTCATCCAAATCATGTAGAGATGGATGAAGACCAGTCTTACCATAGTTAGGATTCTTTTTTGCACGAGCCTCTCGTGCCTTCTTAAGACGTTCAGCAGCGGCCTGCCGTTGTTCCTCAGTCATAGGTTTACGTGGTTTGCGAGTCTTCTTTTTCTTAGAAGGATCAGACCAACCACTGTTCTGAGTTTTTGCACGAATTTTTTTAGCCACCAACATAACCTTTTAGATAATGAGCCAATAAACCATTTAGTAACAAAGTAAGACCAACAGCATTTACAATTAACAATGCGCGGTCATTCCAAAGAATTGAAACAATGAACCAACCAAAAAGACCTATACCATGAAATGCAAGGTTCCAAGGATATAAATTGTTTGCAGTCAAAAAAAGACCAACAATTAAAAATGCACTTGAAAGCCACTTGAGATACCAACTTGGTCCACTTGTAGGAGTAACAGTTTTTGTTGGTATTTCATGAGTCTTTAATTCAATTGTACTAGTTCTTACACTAGAATCAGTATCCGAATTCAACTTTCCTTTTCTCCAAAGATTTCAAATAACGTCTACGACCAGCAGCCTTCGCCAGTCTTCGTTTCTCACCTTTTGACCTGAAACGTTCACGTTCTCGGATCTCAGTGTAGAAACCATCCTCTTGAAGTTTCTTCTTCAGAATTCTTAGAGCAACATCAACGTTATCATTACGAACTTCAACTTTCATCTTATCTCCTCATTTCAGTTATAATATCAAACCACAGATACAATGTCAATAGTTTTAATTGTGATTTCCCACTTTATATGCTTCACGTTCCAACCTTCGTTGCAGCTCTGCATTACGTTGTGCCACACCGCGTTTACAAGATGCATATGCGCCTTGATTTCTAACATAAGCATGACATGCATCAGTTGAATGCATAGGTTGTGGATTTTGCACAATAATCTGAGTCGGTTGCTGATTCTGACGATCAATGTTTCCACCAATCTGTGACCCAGCAATGGTGCCTAGTATTGCACCACCAATAGTTGCAACAGTCTTACCGTTACCACCACCAACTTGATTACCTAAAATACCACCGGCGACACCACCAAGTAATGCACCACCTTGTCGGTTCGTTACAGAGTTACAAGCTGTAAGAGTTAGACAAGACACCAAAGCGCCAACAATTAGAGCAGACTTCATTTATTCATTTCCTCAAATTTTATCAAACATTTATCACCGTCCGAATCGATTTTGGTTTTGATATATCCATCACGTTCCAACGTATCCAACAAATGGCTGATGATGTTTTTCGTTGAAAGATGACGACCCCAAACCCAACATAATATCATGCAAAAAAGCGCAAGTAATGTGTGTGTAAATGTATCCATTTTTACCTCATTGTTTTATATATGATAACAGATTAGTCTCTGTTTGTCAATACTAAAACCTAGTGACACTGTTAACCACACAGTTGGCCGTCGTGAAGAAAGAAGAAAATAATATAATTGATAGAACAAATCCTAATCCTACCCCAAAAACACATGCCTTTAAAATATCCCCATCGTACCATATAGGTCTGTACTTTAATGGGCCTTTAGTAAAGTTGCGAGCGCTCATTTTGTTGTCGCCCTATACACGCCATCCCAATCTTCAGGAAGGTCTTCTTTCTGTAATTGTTCTATTCTATCTCTCATCATGGCATAATAATCTTTCATCATGCCGTTGAACTCAAACTCTAAATCATCAAGCCATTTTGATGCCAACTGCCAAGCTTGTTTACGATAGAAAAACAAAAACTTCCCATGTTGTCTTTGCGCCATATCATAGTTCATCGTATTGAAAAGATTTTTATGAGTTCCTAAAGATGTGTAGATAGTGACACCTTCTGTTTTACCCTTCACTGCGATTTTATCTAATTCTAATACTACAAATTCACTCTCCATTTCCTTGGCGGTTTCTTCGCCAAGAATTATTTTCATACCATACTCTTTACTCTGCCCCTCAAGTCTGGCTGCAAGATTAACTGCATCTCCCAAACAACTATAATCAAATCTTTGATTACTACCCATGTTGCCCACGACTACATCTCCCGTATTTAATCCAATACCAATGTTTATAGGAAGAGATTCCTCTTTCTTCAGCTCCACGTTTAATCCCTCAAGATGTTTCAACATCTCATGAGAAGACTTAATTGCCAATCTACGTTGTTCTTTAACGTCTAATGGAGCATTCCAAAATGCCATTATGCAGTCACCCATATATTTATCTATTGTACCATCATTAGTCATGATGATATCTGTCATAGGAGTCAAAAACCTATTGATGAGCTTTGTTAATCCTTGTGGATCA